AAAAAAAAAACAAAATCACATTTACCATGCTGGAACAAACAGGATGGTAGATGGTTTACTTCACTTTTTGGATGGAAGTGAATCCATGATCGCGAGGGCAATAACACCCGCGATAAAAAACATGACAACGTAATTACACTCGGTATCGTCTTCACCTAGGAAAGATGTTCGTTGTCTACGACGCACTACCCGAGGTGGCGGAGGGGCCGATACCTCCTGACGCCAAGAAGGTCTCTCAATAGGTTCCTCATCTAAAGGACAATACCCTATCATTTATACTATGATCACAAATTAATTTCGACCGATTTTTTCTTTTTACCACCGCCTCGTTTTGATTTGGTCTGGGTAACTTTAACTTCTCTAACTTCACTATCATCACCATTTTCGTTTCCTTTATTGGTATCGGCTGGTGGTTCGGCTATGTCCGAAATATCGTCTTCTATATCAATTTCGTCATTCATTGGATTATCAATTGGAGGTATACTCGTCGTACTCATGGAAGGTTGAGGAGGCATCATAATATTACCCATGAGACTCGAAATGTCTATACCTGGACCCTGCATTTCGTGTCTCCCATTAGCATCCGTGGATGGTCCCGCCGCCTGTTGTTGCGACTTTGGAACGGTATTCTGTACTGCAGAAACCATGTTCTGAACGAGTCCTGGGTTCTGTTTGATAACATCGTTCATGTTAGGCATGACCGATTTAAACATGCTATTCGTCAAGTGGAACATCATCGCAGATCCACCAAGCATCATTATGAGTTTGACTTCTGGTGCAACGTGCATTTTCGTTCTGTACTTTACGTATAACTCTTCGAATACCTCGTCGTAATCGTCAACGTTTTCCATGACGTTCTCAGACCATCCATCGAGCTGAATTTCAAACGGGTTATACTTTTTATTCAAAAATTCAAGACCTGTTGTACACGCCACGAGCATACGTCTCGAAAATTTAATCGATTTATCAACATCTATGCTATAAGTAATTCGCTTAACTTCGTTTCTAAGTTCGTCTATGGGAGAATATACGTTCAAACGTTTATTCACGGTGAACCCTTTTTTTTCTAATCGACCAAGTTTATTTACAAGATCCGCCTTCTCCTCGTCTATTGTTTTATACCCGGGCGATGGTTTCTCTTCCTCGTATCCACCGCCACCGTATTCATACGTTGGTTCGGGTTCACCCACATCATCGTACTCTCCGTAATCAACGGGTTCTTCTGGTGGTGGAGCAGAAGGTCTGGTCTGTTTATCCGGGTTCGCAAAAGAATCTATGTCTTCCTGGAAAGTTTGTGTCTCTGGGGGTGTAAACTGTGTAGCCATACGCTTAGGCATTTGCTTTTTTACAGGCTGAGGTCTAGGAACTGTAATTTCAATCTCATCCATCAAAGCTTGTTCGTTATCGTCAAGTTTCATGACGTTCGTGTCATTCCTATTCAGTATGATCTCACCGTCCATATTAATCTTTATATTGAAACTATTATAATTTCTTTAACGCACTTAATAAAAAAATATTGGTTCAATACAAATGATTAAACTCAACTCCACTAACAAAAATACCCTCAAGGCAATCGTGATTGTCTTTGCAATTTTATGTGCCCTTGCTGCCTTGCGAACCAGTAAGTACCAGCCCGTCGATATCGAAACCACCAACGAAGGGTCGCTCTTCGATCTCGAATCCAAGGAAGAGTGTCTCAAAGATTCGTACTATTCGGATAGTAGAGGCGGTGTTTGCGGTGGTCAAAAATTGGTTGCTGCGCAAGCGGGATACAAGATGAAGTAAAATCTCCAGTATATATAAATGGCATTAGTGACTAGCCAGTCAACTTTACCCGATTTTGAATACGAACACCACACGGTTATACTCGATAATTTGGATCACGGTTCAGATAATACAGATTTTACGTGTTTTTTACCAACACCACTCGAAAATGTCGTCCAAGCACAATTAGTTGCCGCGAGTATTAATACAACAGGTGATGCTCAAAGATGTATACACGTTGGTATCGAAGAACTTAAAAGTAATTTTTCCCAACGTGGAAAAAAGGATCTCGACGATGCCGATAACCATCTTAACGGTGTTTTTGGAAGCATTATTTGCGAACATTTATTGCACGCCGGTAGTGGTGCTCAAAAAGCCGTGTTTTTCAGAAACGAGTATCCAATTATCCAACAGTATTATAGCCCACTTCGAAAAATAGATAGATTAACTTTCAATTTAGATAAACAGGACGGCGGCGCAGCCGCATGCGGAGACGTCGTTTTCATTTTTAAATTCGTTTGCAAAAAAAGAAATTTGCCCTTCAAATAATTTCAGGGCGCCACACACGTATAATTTAAACCTCTTATTAATATAAATGTCTTCTGGTGTTGTTCAACTTATTGCCATTGGTGCTCAAGACGAGCACATAATGGGCGAACCAGAAATTTCATTCTTTAGCTCCACATTTAAGCGTCATTCTAATTTTTCACAATCCGTCGAAAAGCAAACGATACAGGGAGCTGTGAAAAATAACGCTATGTCATCTATTAAATTTGAACGATCCGGCGATCTTCTAGGGTACACGTATCTTGCTATAGATAATAACGTAAAAGCACTCGATGTTAACAGGTGGGATAATCTCATAGATAAGGTCGAACTACTCATAGGAGGCCAGGTCATAGATACACAAGACTCGGCTTTTACCGAAAAAATAGCCATAGATACGTTCGCAACAAATATGTCTAAAAGCGCCATGGGTACACACCCAGGTATCAGCTCTAGATCATATTTTTACCCGTTCAGGTTCTTTTTCTGTGAAGGTGCCCAGTGTGCTTTACCAATTGTTTCGTTACGGTACCACGACGTTGAACTCCGCATTTATTGGGGTTCACAAGCGAGTAATTATAACTTTGAGTGTTATTCGAACTATTATTACTTGGATAACGAAGAACGCGGAAACCTTGTTTCTCGAAACCATAATTTACTCATTACACAAGTTCAAAAAAGTATACCATCAAATGAACTTATACAAGAACTTACGTTTAACCACCCCGTTAAGTATCTCGCGTGTTCGGATACAACAACAGAAGGTGCGTTAACATCCGCAACAAATAAAATAAAAATCGAAATTAACGGTCTCGATTTGTGTAATTTTAAATTCGGAAAACCACACTTTATGGAAATACCCAATTATTACCATACGACGTTCGTCACGTCCCCCGATTTCTTTTTATACTGCTTTTGCCTCTCGACGAGCTCACTCCAGCCGACAGGAACGCTCAATTTTAGTCGATTAGATTCTGCTAAGATAATCAGTCAAACCATGAACATAAATGACCCAATATACGCGGTTAATTATAACATTCTTAGAATTGAAAATGGTATGGCCGGTTTAACCTACGCAAATTAAAATACATACTTATATTAATATGGTTAAAAACTTACCTACCATCGAGCGGTCTACCAAAATCCGGTTTGGTAAACACGCTAATGATGATCAGGCCGAAAACACGATCGTGTTCAACGCCTCCGAGAGTTCGATTGCCGCCACACAATCTGGTTCCATGTACATGACACCAGTTAGAACCGCAGAAATTTCAGGGTCTACCTTTTTAGGGTACGTTCCAGGTACAAAGGAAGTTGTAAATACGGGTGTATTAACATCACTGTTAGGTGGTGTGACTTTGGAATCTGCAGCAAACCAGGGTAATACAGTATCAAACGTCGTTCAATATACAAACGAAACAACCAGTTTCGTAACATCCTCTAATGTTGGTATATCGAATACTGCACCCACACACGCCTTATCTGTAAAAGACAAGGTTTTTATAAGTGGTCCTACAGGTGATCCAGATGATCTTCGTGTAGAAGGTAATACAAAAACCAATAAATTACAAACGGGTACAGAAGTTACCATCGATAAAAACGCCACGAACAAAATCCAAGTTTCGGGTATTGTCAAAACAGATAAACTTCACGCAGATTTTATAGGTGTTTCAAATATAGCACCTACAAACTTAATAAGTATAGGTCCCGATGGTCAAACCACGCTTAATATTCCTACACATACAACACATGCACTTAGTACGACCGGGAACGTTAACGCACAAAATTATAGAGGTGATGGTGGTCTCTTATCAAACATATCGCTACAAACGGTTTCGGATAAGAGTAACATAACGTCAAATACCATTATTTTATCGAACTCGGATGTTGGCACAAAAGCACTGGGTTCGATAGTAGCAGAAGGTGGGTTTTATGGTCGAATTAAGGGTTCAAATGCAATAGTCGCAAGTACAGTTACGGCAACTTCGTTTTCTGGAAGCGGTGCAAATATAACAGATATCGATCCCGCTAATATTAATGGTGCTATTGGTGTTGGTGGTGGTGGTACAGGTTTGACTTCATTTACCGAAGGTGATATAATATACGCAAATGGTACATCTTCACTCGCTGCAGTAGGTACAGGTTCAGCAAATGCGGGACAATTTCTTAAATTGAATTCGACTAAAACGGCACCCGAATGGTCCGATGTTCCACTCACATTAGACGAGGTACTCGCATCACAAACTGGTGTATCTAACGTTTCCGACGAAGTCATGACATTATCCAAGGGGTCGGGTGTAGCCTTGGAAATAGAAACAGCTCAATTAGCATTAAACGGGTCTGGAACCGTATTAAATGCACCAAATGGTAATATAACTGCAGGTTCGTTTGCAGGTGACGGGTCAGCTATAACACACTTAGATTTGGGTGATGCTACTAATACCGGTCAAGTTGCTGTTGATCGAGGTGGTACGGGTGCTACTACTACAACCGGTACCGGTGATAACGTATTAGCAGGTTCTCCAACTATCGACGATCCAACTATTACAAACGGTGTAGTAATATCTTCGGGAGGTCTTAAACAGAATTCTCTATCTTTGTTGAATACACCATACGTGAACAGTTCCGGGGTATTAGACAATAGTGCAACATCTTTTAACCCATCTAGCATGGTCACGTCTATTAGTTCAAACGTAGCAATATCCGGAAACTTAACCGTAACCGGTAATGTTACTTCACAACACGCGACGGATCACTTCATAACCGATAATATATTTTCGGTCGCACACAACAACACCATAAATAATAAAGATATGGGCCAACACATGACGAGACCATCCGCAAACGTATTTGCAGGTTTTTTGGGGCAAACCATGGCTAATGAATATACAATCGCTTACACGGATAGTAAATCCGAAAGTCAAACTATCGTACCAACTCTTAATACACCGGACGGGTATATTACCGCAAACGTTTGGGGTAACGTATTAGCGGGTAATGTGACAACTACTGGTACAGTAGATGCTTCATTACTAAAAGGGTCCGGTGCTAGTATAACAAATATCAACCCTGCTAATTTTAGTACTGTCGTAGAAACTGGTAAAGGTGGTACGGGTTTAACTTCAGTAGCAGAAAACGAACTGTTATTAGGTCCAGCATCTGGAACTGCGTTATCTAAACTTGCGGCTTACACGGGTCCAGCAGCTACTACAGTTCCACCAAGTGGAATGTCAAGTACTACACAAACCATTAATGGTATTCAGTATACATCATCTGCTTCTTCTACCTATTCAGGTACGACAACCTACAACGCTTTTGATCATAATAATTCTACCATATGGAGATCTGGTGTCGACCCGAGCCAGGATTATAGTACTATGGATGGTTATTATGAGGGGTCTGCAACCACTGGATCTTATTCTGGTGAATGGATACAGATATATAGAGCAACTGCATTCGCACCTACATCTATTCAAATAATTCCATCACAAACAACCTCCATCCCCGCACCAAATGTATGGAAAGTATTCGGAAGTACCAACGGTTCATCTTGGACTGAAATACATAGTTCATCTACTGCAGTCACATGGAATAGTGGAAATGGTCATACAGCGACAATATCGGGGTCTGCTGCATATAACTATTTGAGACTTGCTGTCCAGCAAACGACGATGACGAATAATTTGGGTACGGTCGCTGTTTCTGAAGTTAGATTTTCAGCTCCAGGGACTGGTCCAACTGAAAAATTCCTTAAAAGTTCATCCGCGGGTATATCGTGGGATTCAGTTTCTTCGACTTTACAAGCTATTACAGACGGGGGTGCAACAACAACACAAACAGTCGCTTTTAATAACACGACCACGGGTTTAACATCCGCGGGTGATATCGATATCGCCGCTACAAAACAAATCGATTACGCGGGTGATGTTTTACTTAAATCGTCGGCAGGTGCAATAGCATCGTTCAAGGTCGATAACGCTATAAAACTCGACCCGGCGCATGCATCACCTACAAATAACGTTTTATCGTTTAATACGTCCACGGGTGAGATTTACGATTCGGGGGGACAAGGTGGTTCGACACTCGATAATGTTCACGAGTACAAGGCAAATGTTTCTATAGGCCCATCAGTCGCATCCGCTAATCTTACAGTTAACGTATTCGAATCGAATGTACTCACGGTTTCGGGGAATGTATCAGCGGATAGCATTACAATAGGTTCTTTACACGTCGCTGCATCACCGTTTAGTTTGGACGATGTTGCCGAAGCACATGCAACCGCAAACGTAACATCCAATGTTCTTCAGTTTACGGGTCCACCAAACACGGTTTTACATGATAATGCATTTGTCACGACGAAAAGTATTAAAATCGGTTCAAACGTTAACGCTACAGGAAACCTCGTATCTCAAAATATACAACTCACGAATCCAGATATAACTGCAACAATGTCCAGTACAAATACCATAACCATAGATGCTAAAAATAAAAGCTACGGAACAGCACCTCTCGTTGTTTTAGGAGGCGATCTAGAGAGTCTCGTATATTCAAATCTTATAAATGGCGCGCAAATAGTTGTACCATTAATAGCAAATGGTTCAAATAGGACCGTATCAAAAACCGTATCGAATGTTAACTGGTATGTCCAGACAGCAGATGTTTCGATACCACAAAATGATCAAGCGCTCATGACCGTATCAAATGTTGCAGGGAATGTATACATGAATACAATAACATTTACTTCAGGATCGTGATTTTTTTAATTTTTACTCTTTCATATTATACATAGGCTTAAAAATAAAAAACCTTAGTATAATATAAAATATGTCTGGAGGTATAGCCCAACTCGTCGCAATCGGTGCCCAAGATGCGCACCTTGTCGGTCAACCCGAAGTTTCCTTTTTTAGATCCAACTACAAACGTCACACAAATTTCGCCCAAACTGTCGAAAGACAGGTTATCCAGGGCAACCCAGTCGCTAATGGTATGTCCACTGTTAGATTCGAGCGTAAAGGTGATATGCTCGGTTATGTCTACATCTCGAACAGAGGTGCGGATATTACCAGTTGGTCTAACAGAGTCGCCAAAGTTGAACTTTTGATTGGTGGTCAAGTCATTGATGAACAAACTGACGAGTTTATTAGATGGCTCGCACCAGTTACCATGAGTCAAACGTACTCTAAATACAAGTTTAACAAACAATACTTCTACCCACTTAAATTTTCGTTCTGCGAAAATGCTCAGTCCGCGATCCCATTGGTCGCTCTTCAATACCACGATGTTGAATTGAGAATCACGTGGGGTTCGTCGGCTACAGCTGACGCGGAAGTGTATGCCCAATTCATCCACCTCGATACGGATGAACGCACGGTCTTGTCTTCCACCCCACAAAACATGCTTATTACACAAACGCAAAAATCCATCAAATCTTCTGCCAAAACCCAAGAACTTAACTTTAACCACCCAATGAAATACTTGGTCGCGGTTAATACTATGACGACTGCTAAGGTCAAACTTCAAATTAACGGTACGGATGTCACCGATTCTAAGGCTGCTCGACCACACTTTACATCGGCGCCAGTCTACTACCACACGCAAGCCGCGGATACAACGGCCACTACAACGTTCTTGCAACCATTCTGCCTCGATACGGCTAAGCTTCAACCAACTGGTTCGCTCAACTTCAGTAGACTCGATTCCGCGAGACTCGTTTCTGACGATACGGCGTGGGATTACGACATCTACGGTGTTAACTACAACATCCTCCGTATCGAAAACGGTATGGGTGGTTTGATGTACTCGAACTAATTTAATTTAAATAGCCAGTTATTATAAATGTTCTGGCAAATAGTTTTTCTCGCAGCTTTTATTTTTATAATTACCTACGATCCCAAGTCCGGAACTTTGAATCATCTCGTCGACTCTAAACAAGAACCCGCTCAAAACGCAGAGTGTAAAGAAGGTCACTTCCAGGAGATTCAATTTGCTCAACAAGGATACGAATGCCCCAGGGAACAAAGTGTTCATATGGGTGCGATTATACGAACTTAAAAACATAATTCTACATTTCAGTATAAAATGCTTACGTTCGATCGTGATACCGCAATAATTGTAGCTATAGTAGTGTGTGTTGCTGCTACTGTTTATATGTATTTAGAACTCAAAAACACAAAAGAAGAAATGGAAGGAGTCAAGGGTGTTAATGGTAAAATAACATCATTTTTATCAAATATTAGACCAATCCCAGCACCACAATCTGTTCAGGTACCAGAAAATAACGATGTAAACCAAACCCAAGTAGAACAGGGAGATGATGAAATTTCAGAAAGCGAGGAAGAATCCTCAGAATAATCATCTCGCTAAATTGTAACTTGCAAATGTGCAATGAAGAAATACAAGGCTATTGCTATTCCTGTATCGTTTACTGGTGATAAACCAAAGTTTCTCACCGTCCGGGATCGTAGATTCAAAGATTGGATTTTCGTCACCGGAGGGTGCAGGCGGAGAGAAATACCGAACCCCATACGGTGTGCCTTACGTGAATTAGACGAAGAAACACGTGGGGTCGTTAACCTAAAAAAAGGTGAATACACGGATTTTAAGTTCATCGTGAAAGAAAGTCCAGGTGTAGAATTAGAATATAACGTTTTCATATTTTACGTAAATTATACTAAACAAGAACAAGACGAACTCGTAAGAAAGTTTAACGAAGAAAAACAAAAAACAAATTTGAAAAAAATACAAAAATTACCCATCAAGCGAACGCACGATGAAAACGATTTTATGAATTTTGAAACACTAACCGAATTTAACAAGAAGAAACAGTGGGATAGGATTGTTAAGAATGTTCTTAATAACCCAGAATTCTATTCGTGTGTGACTTCTATCCATAGAAAAACCTTCTCTATTAAATAATGAAGTCCAAGTCTTATATTTTATCTCAAATAAAAGAACTTCTCGTAGAAAGACATGGTTATACCATGGCAAGAGCAGAAAGGTACGCTGAATTACATAAAGAAGATAAAGTTTATGAATTACTCGTTTTAAAGAAAAAATTATCAGAAGAGGAAGAGTTTCCAGAAATTTCTTACAGAAGAACAGTTTGGAGACACCACTACGATAGTGAATGAATATAAAAAAATAAATATAATATTTGGTAAGTAAGACCATGTCTAATTTTAAACAATGGTGCAAGGAACAAGGGTTCTGGCATGGCTCCAATATATCACATGTGCTCATGGACAAAGGCGTCCTTTCCGTGCCATTTGATAGATTGAATGATTTTTATGAAAAATGTGTAGAATCCTACAACTCGGGTGAAAAGATATACGTCGTCGAACAGAAAACAGAAAATTATAACTTTTTTGTAGATCTCGATTATAAAGACGAAGAAGCATTATCTCCCGTCTCTGTAAAAAGCTATTGTCAAGTTATATGCGATAAGGTTAAAAAATTTGGTGGTAAAGACGCAATCATTTCATACGCACTACCAAAACCAGGTGGTAAAGACCTTATAAAAACAGGTATTCATATAAATTGGCCAGGGTTCGTGGTAAACCGATCGTCCGCTTTAGCTCTTAGAGAACATATTATAAACACTCTCAATACCGTTTATGGTTCAAAAAATTGGAGTGATATTGTGGATATAGCAGTATACGGAAGTTCTTCTAGAAAAACACAAGGGAGTGGTTTTCGTATGCCTTGGTCTCACAAAATCGGTAAACACGAAAAGTGTTCGGGGAAAGGGTGTATAGAGTGCAATAACACGGGGAAAGAAACACAGGGTGAATATAGACCAGTGTTCATGTACAAGGCCGGAAACGATTTTACCATGTTAGAAGAAATAAAAAATAAGGCTGTTGCCAATGTTGATATGCTACATATGGCAACTTTACGAACAGAAAGCGAAGATCCAGTATATATCGAAGGCGCCGAACTAAAAATACAAAATGGTTCGTTCTCACCCGAACAAATAAAAAACGAATTCAAAGATCAAGAAGTACTTGGATTAATAGAAGATTTTGTAAGGAAGAATTTAGAAGGTCAAAATACAGCGAGAATAACAAAGATATACGAAAGTAATAAACACTTTCTCGTATCAACAAACTCATTTTATTGTGAAAACAAAAAATGTGATCATAATTCCAATCACGTATGGTTCCATATAATAAACGATACTATTTCACAAAAGTGTTTTTCAACTACTGACATAGTACGACATTTTGGATTTTGTAAAGATTTCAGGGGACGAAAACATAAACTACCACCTAGAATAACAGATAAACTATACAAGGATATCGAATTTTCAAAATATACAGAAAGAAAACCAGAAAAAATAGAACCAGAACAGGAAAAAACAGACGAGATTGATGTAAAAGAAAGACTCGAAAAGTTTATCAAAAAATATTTAGTAAAAAACAATGATTTTTATATTACAAAATTAGAAAAAAAGAAAAAGGCAAAAACGTATACGGTTCACGTTTCATCGTATCCATGTGAAGTATGTAATAAAAATGTACATTTTCAAATTTCTAAAAATAAAATAGAGAAGAAATGTAATTGTATGAATCGAACGCATATTCTCTCAGATAAAATCACAACTAAATTATAGAATGCTAGCTATACTCTTCTTAGCGATTGTAATATTCATGGTATCTTCCTTAATAAAGAATGAACCAGACACTGCAAAAATACATGATTTAATAAGACAAACCCATAAGTATTCAGGTCTAGACCAGACCGCATACACAGATTTTTACGCAAACATAAAACTTGCATTAGTTAACCTAGATCAAGAGGACGTTTCTAAAAAATCTCTACACAGGGCCCTTTCAAATTTAGATGAAATTGGTCTAAGTACAGTATCAGGGGATACAGAAGTTCAAAAAGAACTCAATAAAATTAATGTACAATTAGAGGCCTATTTCAACGAATTATACATCAGGGAACGCATAAAATCAATAAATGAGTAAAATACTTAAAGGAAAATTGTTTTATTAAATTATAACATGGCTATAGGTGTTAAAACGCGATCGGGGAGAATCTCTAAAAAACCAGATAGACTAGAATTATTTGAAGAAGTTGAAGACGATTATAAAGAAGACGAATACGATTCCGATGTTGATTTACTACAAACAGATGATGAGGATTTTTGTACTGATGATGAAGAAGAAAATTCGGAAGAAGAATACGACTCGGACGAAGACGAAAATGGAAATCTGAAAGATTTTGTCGTTGATGACGACGATGAAGACGAAGAATATTCAGATGAAGAAGAGGAGGAATATTCAGATGAGGAATAACGGGCTTAAAAAAATAATTTTAGAAAATATAAATGGAAGCAGACGTTGGAACACCAATCGAATACAATCCAGATGAATTTTCAAAACCAAATCATTTACAAAATGAAATCGATAACGAAAATGAACCGGAACGTGATGATAATTATTACATTCCGCCTCATCAACAAATATACCCACAACACCAACAAATGCATCAAGAAAAGTACGATATATTCGCAAACCTTGATAAAACAGGGTATGTTATAATATTCGTAGCGTTTCTACTAGGATTCTTTATGGGTAAGACCATGCAACCAGTCATTCTTAGACCTGGATAGGTTTACCTTTAACCCACATGTATTGCGATTTTGTTTGTTGACCCTCGAATGTACCTATACTACCATACGTAGTACCAGTGAAATAAGACCTACTTACAATAAGTGGATCATCCATAATGTCAGTTGCTACATCTGATGCCGTAACAGGTTCTTCGGATTCTGATTTACTTTTTCGATCTCTATACAATCGTAAAAATAAACCAACCGAAAATAATACAATAAGAATGGTGATTATGTTCAATATAATACTCAACATACTTACATTTATATAACAAAAATAATTTACGCTTCTGGATCAATATTTTCCTTATTTTCCGACGAAACTTCCTCTTCACCACCAACTTCTTCCTCCTTTACCTGCGCATTCACGGAATTTTCAACTTGAACCCTTTTTGCTTCCATTTCCACTTCCAAGTCTTCCTTTTCTTTTCTTTCCTTTTCAGAATCAAATTTTTGCATAGCTTCGACCGAATTAAAACCACGCTTCGTCGCCTCTTTCTCCATGGCTTCGTTAGCCTCCTTTTCCCGCTGTTCTTGTCTTTGCTTCATTTCTTCAGCGACAATCTGATCAGCTTCCTTAACCAGTTCTTCCATATCCACGTCAGGTTTCTCTTTTTGAAGTCTTTCCAAAACGTCCGCTGGATGACTAATCGGCGCTTCATCCGGTTTCGTATAATATTTAGAGTTTTCATCACCACCCTTGAAATATGAATCAGAACCAGAGGTCTTCGTTGCTTGCATATCACGCTTACGTTCTTCGAACATCTTCGCAGCCTCAGCCTGGTTTTCCCTGTATCCAGTCATTAATTCCTCGAGCTTTTCGTTTGCGTAATGCGCGTCTTCAATCTTAGTCGGATCTGGTGGAATTAACAACCACTTATACATATCGACGACATAAATGTCAAATGTCGCATCTTCCTTTTGGAGACGCTTCGCATGATTCGCAGCCTCTTCGCGAGTATTAAACGCGCCCCTAATTTTAATACCAAATTTATCGTTTCTTTGCGGTGCTTCCGGTCCTACGACGGACAAACAGGCGTAAATCTGACCTGGTACGGTTGTATAATCTTGTTCTAAAGTTGACATATTTTATACATTTAACTGGTTTAAAAACTTTAAGTACATTTATTACAATAATGAGTCAAAAACACGAATTTTGGAATAAACAACCCGTTCCCCAACACGAAGTTATATTTGAAAAAGACGGTGAAATAGACCACTCTAGGGAATTAAAACACGATGAAAACAAACTTCCGGATGGTTATAAATGGAGTTCGTGCGATTTAACCGAATTGTGCGAGTTCCTAAAGTATAACTATATCCAAGACGATACGTTCGAATACGAATACTCGAAGGATCTTTTAGAATGGGCAATACACCCACCGTGGTACCGCGATGAATGGAACATAGCTATTCGAAAAAGCGATACAAACGAACTTGTCGCATTCATGTCCGGTATACCTCTCGATATTCGCGTAAACGATAAAACTATGCGAATGCTCCAAATAAACTTTTTGTGTGTTTCTAAACAACTTAGGGACTCTAAGTTTACACCCATGCTCATAAACGAAGAAAAGAGACGTATGAATTTACAAAATATATGGCAAGCTGCTTACACGGTCACGAAGTTTTTACCGATACCCGTTTCTAAAATTACGTATTTTCATAGACTCATACGTACAGATAAACTAAACGAGTTAGGTTTTTGTGAAGTAAACAAACATTCACACCACATAGATGGTGAAACTCGTTTCCGAGAAATGCAGGAATACGATATACCGAGGGTTACAAAAATGCTAAGAAATCATTTAGATAAGTTCAAACTCTCGCTAAACATAAACGAAGAATACGTAAAACATTGGATTATGCCTAGAAAGGGTACAATTTATTCGTACATTAGCAACGAAGAAGATAAGTTCTTAACGTTTTATAGTTTGAATTACGTTATGAAACCAAATCATAAAATAATTAAACAAGCTAACGCTTTTTATAACGTAGGAAATTGTTTACAAGATGCCATAATATTGGCACGTGATTTAGGTTTCGATATGTATAACTGTTCTAACATATCCGTAGATGAAGAAGAATTGAAAAAACATGGGTTTGTTGAAGGTACGGGACATAACCATTATTACCTTTGGAATTGGAAAATAAACCAAGAAATCAAACCAAAAGATATAGGGTTCGTTATGATATGACGTCCAAATCCATTCATTTCTAGAAGATCAAAATTATAGAAATGGGTGGATCTAAAAAATAAAAGTTTGTTACTCCGTAACTTACAAACAACTTTTTTTGAAAAAATTGTTGTTCGATCAAAGTTCTAAAAATAGAAAATACAATTTACAAGATCCTTAAAAAAATAAAAGTTTGTTACTCCGTAACTTACAAACAACTTTTTTTAAAAAAATTATTGTTTGATCAAAGTTCTAAAAATAGAAAATACAATTTA